AATGGAGATAAAGAACTTGATGTTTGTGGGGGAGAAAAACTAACTTATTATAAAGAGTTAATGAAATTAACTTGGAAAGCATTAGAAAAATATATTATTATTGATAAAATTAGTGAAGATACGGTAGTTGGTTGGACTGGATTTAGTCAATTAAGATTTAACAGATACAAAAAAAATCAAATTATGTCTAGGCATAACGATCACATTCATAATCTATTTACAGGAGATGTAAAAGGAATACCGATGTTAAGTATTGTTGCTGTTTTAAATGATAATTATGAAGGTGGAGAATTTATCATGTTTGATGACTATGAAATTAAATTTAAAGCTGGCGATTTAATTATTTTTCCATCTGTATTTTTATATCCACATTTAGTTAAACCTGTAACAAAAGGAACAAGATACTCATTTGTGTCTTGGGCATATTAAATGACTAAACATTTTATTAATAATATTTTTCCAACACCTATCTATACAACAAAAATAGATAGAAAACTTACAAAACAAGAATTAAAATTTGTAAATCAACAAAAAAAACATTGCGTAAATAATAAAGGCAATATTAATACAAAAGATAATTATATATTAAATAATAAAGAATTTAAAAACATAAAAAAGTTTTTAAATAAACATTGCAAAAATTATTTAGATACAGTTATTTGTTCAAAAAATAATCTTGAACTTTATATAACTCAATCTTGGTTAAATTATACAGAAGCAAATCAATATCATCATCAACATTCACATCCTAATTCAGTAGTATCTGGTGTATTTTATTTTGATTCAGATATAAAAAATGATAAAATACTTTTTAGTCATAGTAGAGGTTATCAACAAATAAGACCTGCCATAAATGAAAAAAAATATAATATATGGAACTCTGAAACTTGGTTTTTTCCTGTAGAAACAGGTGATTTATTTATGTTTCCATCATCAACTAGTCATCAAGTAGAAACTAAACAAGGATCTAATACAAGAATAAGTCTAGCTTTTAACACTTTCTACAAAGGAAATGTAGGATCAAATAGTGGCTTAACAGAGTTGATACTTTAAATTTATAATGATATACCCCTATGATGGAGACAGTAATCCACCACACCTACTGTCTCCTTTATAAGGATTATATTATATGTTACAAAAATTAGGGTTTTTACCAGGATTTAATAAACAAGTTACATCTACAGGCGCTGAGTCTCAATGGACTGGTGGTGAAAATGTACGTTTTAGATATGGTACACCAGAAAAAATAGGTGGTTGGTCTCAACTTGGAGACAGTAAATTAACCGGTGCAGCTAGAGGTTTGCATCACATGGTTAATAAAGAGGGTATCAAATATGCAATTATTGGAACTAATAGAATATTATATGCTTACTCTGGGGAAGTTTTTTATGATATCCATCCTTTAACTAACCCATCAGGAACAGCTATTACAAATGCATTTAGCACATCTAACGGATCACCGATTGTAACTATTACATTTAGTGGTTCACATAATTTTGAGGCTGGTGATATTATTTTGTTTGGAGATACTTCTACATTTAGTGCTATTACAGGTTCTAATTTTGGTGCTGCAGATTTTTGTGATAAAAAATTTATGGTAACAAGTGTGCCTTCTTCTACTACTATAACTATTACAATGCCTAGTAATGAGGGTGGAGCAGGAGCTACAACTTCTGGAGGCATAACTTATTTTCAATATTATCATGTAGGCCCAGCAGAACAAGTTGGGGTTTTTGGTTGGGGTATATCTCAATGGGGTGGAACATCGACTGCTCCTCAAACAACAACTTTAAATGGTGCATTACTAAATGATGCGTTTGGAACTGGTGGATCAGGAACTAGTATTACTCTAACATCTACACTTAATTTTCCAACAACAGGGACAAATTTTATTCAAGTAGGCACTGAGGAAATTTCTTATACAGGTGTGTCGGGAAATGATTTAACAGGTATTACAAGAGCTGTACGAGGGACAACTAGAGCTGCTCACAGCACCGGTGCTACAGTTACAAACTATAGCGATTTTTCTGGTTGGGGTCAGTCATCTGCTAACACAGACACCGTTGCCGAACCTGGTATGTGGGCATTAGATAATTTAGGAAGTACACTTATTGCTTTAATATTTAATGGAGAATGTTTTCAATGGGATGCAGATGCTACAAACGCTACAAACACTAGAGCTACAATTATATCAGGTGCACCAACAGCATCTAGAGATATGTTAGTATCTACTCCTGATCGTCACTTAGTATTTTTTGGTACTGAAACAACTATTGGAGATAAAACTACACAAGACGACATGTTTATTAGATTTTCTTCTCAAGAAGATATTACAGATTACACACCAACAGCTGAAAATAGTGCTGGTACACAAAGACTGGCCGATGGATCACGGATCATGGGAGCTGAACTTGGTAGGAATGCATTATATGTTTGGAGTGATACAGCTTTATTTACCATGCGTTTTGTTGGAACTCCTTTTACATTTGCTTTTGAACAAGTAGGAACTAACTGTGGATTAATAGGAATGAATGCAGCTGTTGAAGTTGATGGTGCTGCCTACTGGATGTCTGATAATGGTTTCTTTAGATACACTGGTAAACTAGAATCAATGGATTGTTTAGTTGAAGATTATGTTTATGATAATTTAAATACAACATCTAATCAATTTGTTTATGCAGGTATTAATAATTTGTTTGGAGAGGTTACATGGTTTTATCCTGAATCTGGATCAAATGTAAATACACAATCAGTTACATACAGTTATTTAGACTCAACTGCTAAACGACCTATATGGTTTGTAAACGCAAGTTCTTTATTTATTAGAACTACATGGCAAGATTCTTCAGTATTTGGATTACCACATGGAACTCAATACGATGCAGGAACAGATAGTTCTTTTGATGTTGAAGGTAATACAGATGGAATTTCATATTACTATGAACATGAAACAGGAGTTAATCAAGTAAGACTAGGAGTAACAACAGCTATACCAGCTAATATTACTTCTGGAGATTATGATATAACACAAAAAGTTGTTAGAGGAGCTGCAACAAATTTAGGAGACCTTAGAGGTGATGGTGAAAATATTATGAGAGTTAGTAGAATCATACCTGACTTTATATCTCAACAAGGAACTTCTATTATACAATTAGATTTAAGAAATTACCCTAATGATACTGCAGCTAGCTCATCACTTGGACCTTTTAGTATTACATCTGGCACCACAAAAGTAGATACACGAGCTAGAGCAAGAGCTATAGCTCTTACAATATCTAATACAGCTGTGGATACTAGTTGGAAATTAGGAACTTTTAGGTTAGATATACATGCTGGAGGAAGAAGATAATGTCAATTACAAGATTACAACAAGCTAGACAGATGTATGCAATGGGCCAAAGAGTTGGAAGAATTGCATTTGGTGGTGGCGGTACTATGGGAGCATCAGATAAAGGTTATCAAGGTGGTGGACAAGGTGGATATGGAGATGCTGGTAAAAGTGGTCCTAGTAATGACGGTCCTAGTAATGACGGTCCTAGTAATGACGGTCCTAATATTCACAGTGGACCAACATATACACCACCTACTACAAATATTGTTGATGAAGTTGCATTAACTGGATTTGGAAAGGTTCCAGGTGTAGATTATAGTAAAGT